GTGGGGCTGGATGCCAAGGCTGCGACCTGGCAGCCGATTTCGACGGCGCCGAAGGCGGGGCGCGACCTCATCCTGCTGCTGACGCCGAGCAGGTTCCCGCAAGTGGCCTACAGCAACACATGGTGGACGGCCGGCTTCTCGGTCGAGGTCACGCCTACCCACTGGATGCCGCTCCCCGCAGCACCCCAGGCACAGGCAGCACCCCCAGCGACCGAGGTGCAGACGTGAGCCGCATCGTGTGCCAGTTCAGTTGCGGCGCAGCATCGGCCGTGGCGACCAAGTTAGCCATCGCCCAGTATGGCGACAGGTGCGTGATCGTGAACGCATACGTGAAGCAGGAGCATGAGGACAACAGGCGCTTCTTAGACGATTGCCAGGAGTGGTTCGGCCAACCAATCCACGTGCTGCGGGATCAACGCTACGGCGCCGACATCATCAGGGTGTTTCGAGAGCGCGGCTATGTGAAGGGCATGGCCGGCGCCCCATGCACGACAAACCTGAAGCGCAAGCTGCTGGACAAGTGGAAGCTGCCGGGCGACGTAATGGTGTTCGGCTACACGGCCGAGGAAGTTGACCGGCTGGAGGACTTCCGCGACCGCAATCCGGACCGCCCTGTGATCGCGCCGCTGGTCGATGCCGGGCTAGGCAAAGAGGACTGCAAGGCAATGTTGCAGCGCGCCGGCATCTCGCTCCCGCTGATGTACCGCCTGGGCTACGACAACGCCAACTGCAAGGGCTGCGTCAAAGGCGGTGAGGGCTACTTCCGCGCCATCCGCGAGGACTTCCCGGGCGAGTTCGAGGAACTGTGCAAGGTTCAGGATGAAATCGGACCTGGGAGCTACCTGCACCGCAACCGCGCCACCGGCGTGCGGTTCAGTCTCCGCGACCTCGGCGACGGCCCGGTGCGCCGCAATGAGGCCCTGCCGTCCTGCAGCTTCTTCTGCGAGTTGGCCGAGCAGGAGTATTCAGCGTGAGCCGGGCAGCACCCCCAGCAGCGCAACAAGGGGATGCGCCGTGAAGCGCGACCTGCTGACCATCGCCGCCCTCAACGCCGCCGTATGGCTGGCCGTGGTCGTCGGCATTGCGCTGGCGTTGAAGGGGTGCGGGGCGTGAGCATCGTGGCCTTCACCATTCCCGGCGCCCCGCAAGGCAAGGGCCGAGCACGCATCGTCAAGATCGCCGGCTTCTCACGCATGGCCAGCCCGAAGGAGACCGTCGCCTACGAGGGCCTGATCGCTCACGCTGCCATGGTGGCCATGGCCGGCCGCCCGATGCTCGATGGCGCGATCGCAGTCAACGTCTTCATCGACTGCCAGGTGCCCGCCAGCTGGTCGGCGAAGAAGCAGGCCCGGGCACTGGCCGGCGAGATCTTCCCGACGACCAAGCCCGACACGGACAACGTGATCAAAGCGATCTACGACGGCTGCAACGGCGTGTTGTGGCGAGACGATGTGCTGGTCGTCGATGGGCGCCAGCGCAAGCGGTATGCGGCGGTGCCATGCGTGCGTGTCGAGGCTTGGGAGTTGCAGCAGCCGCTGAAGCAGCAGGCTTCGTTGCTGGATGTGTGTCATGAAAACAACTGAAAAAGTAGTGACCGCCAATCGTTCCAAGCCAAGCGTCGGCGGTCGGCGTGCTGGCGCTGGGCGCAAACCAGGCGTGCCCAACAAGATCACGACCGAGTTCCGCGCCACCATCCAGCAGTTACTCGACGACAACCGCGACAACGTCGCCAAGTGGCTGAAGCAGGTCGCCGAAGGGTCGCCTGAAGTGCTGGACAAGGCGGGGAAGGTGGTGATCAATGCTCGCCCACCAAACCCGGATGCCGCCCTGCAGCGGCTCGGGCATCTGGCTGAGTTCGCCGCGCCGAAGCTGTCTCGGGCTGAGGTTGTCGGTGATGGCGGCGGGCCGCTGACCGTCGTGATCAACAAGCTGGGGTAGGGCATGCATCTGAACGTGGGACTCCTTCCAGGCTACCGGGTTACGGCCATGATTGATCGCGACGTGTACGTGGTCGAGCGGCTGCGCGACGGGCGACGTGTCGAGGTGACGTCGCTCGACCTGATGCAGGCCGATAAGGGCGCGATCGAGGATGCGATGCGCGCCTTGGTGAAGCGGCGGTTCGCCGAGGAGTCGCCGCTGTTCACGCCTCAATCGCCGCTTCTGGTCCTGACCGATGAGCAGATCGACGCGGCCTACCTCCAGGTGCTGGGGCATCGAGTCGTGGGCAACGAGGCGGCGGTCGTCCGTCGCGTCGTGCGCGCCGCGCTGGCGATGGCCAGGCCGCTGCCGCCGTGCCCGCCGCCAAGTTGAGCCATGGCTGAAATCACCATCCCCAACGGCTTCACGCCTCGCGACCTGCAGGCGGACCTGATGCGGTACTTCGACCGCGGCGGCCTGCGTGCGGCGGCCTGCTGGCCTCGCCGCTACGGCAAGGACCTGACGATGGTGCATCAGACCGTCAAGCAGATGATCGAGCGCCCCGGCATGTACTTCCACATGCTGCCCAGCCACAAGCAGGCGCGCAAGGTGCTGTGGGATGGCTTCGACAACAGCGGCCGCAAGATCCTCGACACGGCGATGCCGCTGGCGCTGCGCTCGGACACCAACAAGACCGAGATGAAGATCACCCTGCGCAATGGGGCGATCTGGCAGCTGGTCGGCAGCGACTACTACGACTCCATCGTGGGCTCCAACCCGTTCGGCATCGTGATGAGCGAGGCGGCATTGAGCGACCCGAGAGCATGGTCGATATTCCGCCCGATCCTGGCCGGCAACGGCGGCTGGGCCGCCTTCATCAGCACGCCTCGTGGGTACAACTGGTTCCACGACATGATCAAGCTGGCGAAGGGCAGCGAGTCGTGGTTTTACAGCCATGCCGGCGTGAGTGTCACCAAGCACATCAGCGAGGCGGTGCTGGCCGACGAGCGCCGCGAGATGCCCGACGAGCTGTACCGCCAAGAGTATGACGTTGACTTCTCTGCAGCCAACGTCGGCGCCATCTTCGGGCGCTACATCGAGCAAGCCGAGAAGCAGGGCCGCATCTGCGAACTCGACAGCCGCGCCGACGACGGCGAGGTCTGGGTCACCTCGGACATCGGCTACCGGGACAAGGCTGCGTTCACCTGGTGGCGGCGCATGCGCGGCGGCTTCGAGATCTTCCATTACGACGATGGAAGCGGCATGGACGCCGAGGAGTGGAGCGAGCGCCTGTCCAAGCAGCCGCGCGCCGACGTGCTGGTCCTGCCGCACGACGCGAAGGTCAAGACCTTCCAGAGCAAGCGATCGAGCGTCGAGACCTTCCTCACCAACCCGCCGTGGCCCGGCGTCGATGTGCGCGTGAACGAGCAGCGCCGCAAGAGCGACAGCATCAACTCCGGGCGCCTCATGCTGCGCCGCGTGCGCATCAGCAGCGCGCCGGTGTGCGAGCCATTCCTGGCGGCGATGCGGGCCTACTCGTTCAAGTACGACGAGGAGACCAAGACCTTCTCGTCCGAGCCCAACCATGACTGGTCGAGCCACTGCGCAGACTCGTTCATGGAGGGGGCGGCGCGCTTGACCGAGCTTGAGCCGGCGCCCGCGAAGAAGACCATCATCGTGCCGTCCATCGATCGCAGCTTCACTTTAGAGCAGCTGCATGAGAACGTAAGCCCCTTCAATCGCAGCAGCGGGAGAATCTGATGCCCTACCCAACCACTGGCGACGAGCCAGGCCAAGAGCCCCAGGCCTCGCCCAAGAACCGCGTCGAGTCTGGCAAGCAGCTACCTGCCCAGCAGGCTCAGGAGGCCGGCAAGGACCCTGTGCGACTGGCCGAGGTTTGGGAAAAAGAATTAACTGCCGCCAAGCGGGAGCTGGAGAAGTTCCACACCACCGGCCGCAAGCTGATCAAGCGCTACCTGGACGAGCGCGACACGGCCAGCAGCGGCGACTCGCGCTTCAACCTCTTCTGGTCGAACATCGAGGTGCTGAAAAGCAGCCTCTACGCCAAGCCGCCCAAGGTCGACGTCTCCAACAGCTACAAGGACAGCAACGACGACGTGAGCCGTGTCGTTGCCAACATCCTGCAGCGCATGCTCAACAACGATGTCGAAGAGGACGACGAGTCGACCTATCCCGAGGTGACTAGACAGTCGGTGGGCGACTACCTGATCGTCGGCCTGGGCCAGATCTGGTACCGCTACGAGGTCGAGACCAAGAAGGCGGCCACCGAGGCAGTGATCGACCCGCAGACCGGGATGACGCTGGCCGAGCCTATCGAGTACGAGGCGATCACGCACGAGGACGCCCCGGCGGACTACGTCTACTGGGAGGACTTCTGGTGGTCTCCGGCCCGCGTCTGGCAGGACGTGCGCTGGGTGGCGCGCCGGGTCTACATGAACCGCGAGGAGCTGATCGCCCGCTTCGGCGAGAAGATCGGCCGCGACATCCCGGTCAACAAGGCCAAGAGCAAGAACGACGGCGTCGGCCCGCAGAACGACCCGTGGGAGAAGGCGGGCGTCTTCGAGATCTGGGACAAGACGACCAAGTGCGCCTACTGGCACGTGATGGGCTACAACATCATCTGCGACCACAAGGAGGATCCGCTTGGCCTGCGTGGCTTCTTCCCGTGTCCGCAGCCGCTGCTGGCGAACGCGACGACGAGCCGCTTCATGCCGCGCGCCGACTACCTGCTGGCTCAGGACCAGTACGCGCAGATCGACGAGATCACGACGCGGCTGAAGTACCTGATCAAGGCCTGCAAGGTCGTCGGGGTCTACGACAAGAACAGCACGTCGGTGGGCCGCGTCTTCGCCGAGGGTCTGGAGAACCAGATGATCCCGGTCGACAACTGGGCGGCATTCGCCGAGAAGGGTGGGCTCAAGGGCCAGCTCGACTTCGTCCCGGTCGAGATGGTGGCCGGTGTGATCGAGCGCCTGACAGCGCAGCGCGACGTGATCAAGGGCAACCTCTACGAGGTGCTGGGCATCGGCGACATCATGCGCGGCATGACGAACCCCGACGAGACGCTCGGGGCGCAGCAGCTGAAGGCGCAGTTCGGCGGCAACCGCCTGCAGTTCAAGCAGCAGCAGATCGGCTGCTGGGTCTCAAGCGGCCAGCGCATCCGCGCGCAGATCTTCTGCTACCACTTCCAGCCGCAGACCATCATCGAGCGCAGCAACATCATGAACAGCGCCGACGCGCCGCTGGCGCAGCAGGCGGTTGAGTTTCTGAAGTCTGGCCAGGACTCGAAGATGTACCGGATCTCGGTCGAGGCCGAGACCATGGCGATGGTCGACTGGGCCCAGGAGCGCGACAGCCGCACGCAGTTCATGCAGGCCGTCGGCACCTTCCTCTCCGACACCGGCAACATGATGCAGTCGATGCCCGAGGCCGTCCCCGTCATGCTCGAGATGATGAAGTGGGGCCTGGGTGGCTTCCGCGTCGGCAAGGAGATCGAGACGGTGCTGGACCAGGCCATCCAGGCCGCCGGCAAGCAGCCCGAGCCCAAGCAGCCGAGCCCGAAGGAAGAGTCCGAGGTCAACAAGAACAACGCCGCCGCCGAGCAGTCCAAGGCGACGGCGCTGGAGAAGACGGTCAACGCCAAGGTCACAGGGGCCCAGGCAATGGCCTTCCTGGGCGGGCCTGGCGGGATGCCGATGCAGCCCGGCGGGCCGCAGGGTGTCCCGCTGCAGCCCGCGCCGCTGCAACCACCACCGATGCAATAACTGGAGAGACGAGATGGCAAAGAGACCCACCAAGGCCGAGGCCGCAGACACCGTTGTCGAGGAACCGATCCGCCCCGAGATGCCCGAGCGCTTCACCAGCGGCGGCGCGACGGCGGCAGAACGCGAGGCCTGGATCGCCGAGAACTGGCCGCCGCCGGTGGTCGACGGCAAAGGCGCCGACGAGTAGGAGCCCGGCGCCGTGAAGTACACCTTCCTCTGCGAGCAGTGTGGCCACGTTGCCGAGGTCGACATGAGCATCGGCGAGTACCACCGCAACCCGCCGGCGTTCTTTCACTGCGCGCAGCCCCAGGTGCGGTACTTCCCGCCGACGGGCGCCAACGCGCTGGACAACGCGCTGGCCGGGGATCGCCACTACGACGGGCTTCGCGCCACCGACGGGACCGACATCAGCAGCAGGTCCAAGCACCGCGATTACATGAAGCGGCACGGCCTGGCCACCGCCGATGACTTCAAGGACACCTGGTCCCAGGCCCAGAAGTCCCGCGACGAGTACCGAACCACCGGCAAGGGTGGCGCCGTCACCCGAGACGACATAGCCCGGGCGATGGCCCGCCAGGGCGGCCGCTGACGCGGTCTACAGGCCGCACAAGGAGAACCATCAATGCCCGACGAAGCCAGTCTGCGCGACGACATAGAGGCCGCCCTAGGCGGTGGCGAAGGCGCCGACCCCGCGCCGGCT